CTTTCTTTAAATTTTGAAAATATGCCAGGACCTCTAGCTTCTTTTAAATCTTGTTTTGCCCTTAACGCATCGGCCTTTGCTCTGAGTTCTGCTGCTTTTGCTCTATCTTTTTGGGTCAGCTCATCAATCTCACCTTGACGACGAGCTCTTTCGGCCTCTTCTCGTCTAATTTTATTTTCGATATCGGAAGCTTGTTTTATTACAGCTGTATTATTGAGCATAGCTGCATTAATTGCTTTAAAAGTAGTATGCAATTTATCAAGATTAATATTGACTTGCTTTATAGAATTTTTCCCACTATTACGAATTAAATCGCCTTCATTTTTAAGGCGGTTTAAAATAGCTTCTGTTTCTAGGCTCATTTCTGCCATATATTATCTCTCTTTTTGTGACTCCAAAAAGTTAATTAACAATTGGAAATACAAATCCCTTTCATAGGGTAATAAATTTTCTAATTCTGTTATTGAGTATTTATGATGCTGTACCAAACTAAATATCATTTGATAATACTCGCTAAGAGTAATATGGCACAGCGCTAGATAAAAAAACTTCTAGCACCCTCAACAACAAATGTCTGTTCCTTTCCTTCCTTATTTGTGTAAGGTAATTCATGCCTTAATTTTGGCATTGTTTCAAAAAACCTTACAACTTTATTTAAAACATCGCTAGATAAACTATTCATAAAATCTTCTATTTCTTCATCAGAATAATCTTTAAAATATTCAATTTCATCTTCCGATGCAACTTTATCTAAACAACTTGTCATAATATAATACGTCGTTAATTGTTCCCCAATTCCCATCTGGGCTACTCTTACGAAAGAATCAATTGTAGGATATTTTAAAAATAATGTATAAGTATCATTTAATTTAATTTCCTTTGAATGTTCTGCCTCGTTTGTAAGTTTAACCTCATCTAAATTTAGTTCTAATTCTATTCTTTCTTCTGTATCTGGGTCAGTGACCACAAATTGTAATTTATTATCTACAGAAGCAGACCTTAAAACCATAATTAAATATTCCAAATCAAACATTGGTATTTCATCAATATTTAAATCTATAAAACAATTATTGACAACTTGTTTCATTGCCAATATTTCTGCCGCTGGGTCATCAGCCTCTTGAGCAACAAGAAGAATTTTTTCTTCTTTAACCGTAAACGGTCTATATTTTACTTTTTCACCCGTTGATGGTTGTTTTACTTCCATCAAAGGCAAATCAATTTTTGGCAAAGCCATAATATACTCCTATTTTATCAAATCACATCAGAAACACGACCTATCGCATTTCTAAATCTACTTATTCTGTTTATAGCATCTTGAATGCTTGTTGGTCGACCACCCTTACTAATTCCTCGGATAGTGTCTGCAAGACCACCAAGTCGACCTAATAAATCTAAGAATCCACCACCACGACCTCGTCTGCCGTCTGTTGGTGAACCTGTCTTTTCTCCAGATACCTGCATTTCATCATAGTTAAATGAAACTGCAGTTGTCAGGAATGAATCGTTATTGTTCCAGGCCAAATCTAAATCACTAATTGCGTTTGGCCATACACCAGTAAATTTCCACTCGTAATATTTGTCATCAAAACTTTCTGTGGAATAATGTCTTACTGTTAATGTGCAAGAAAAATCATCTTTCCAACCTACCTCGTGTGGATATCTACCTTCCACTTCTGAATATGCTCCACCCGATGTACTATAGTTTACAACTTGTTGCAACCATCCATGGAAAAATTTTAAAATCTCGTGGTCTGAATCAATCATTATATTACATGACAGACCATCGTTCGTAACTGTTTGAGGAAAGGCTCTAGGCAAAGCTCCTACTGGAGCATAATCTGATGTATTAATACTGATGGAAGGAATTGTCACTCCATTACAAAAGAATGTAAATTCTCTTAATGGGTCAAAGTTTTCATTTACATCATTTTTTGTAATAATGACTTCAAATAAAGATTCTCTCGCTGGGCCACCATGTTTGTCCATTGAAGATTTAAATTTATTAATGTCGAATGGCACCTTATTATCCTCTTACTATTTTTCTTGAATCAGCCCAAACTTTCTGTTTACTTGCACCAACAAATTCTTGTAATGGTAAAAATAATGCAATATCCCATTCTGAAGGATTCATATACACAAATCTGGTCTTAACGTGTTTCCCTAGATAATGTTTAATTGTTGGCTTAAATAATCTAAATTTTTTCGCTTTATTTAAAACATCATACGAAATTTTTAATCTCGTAGACTCATCAAACTTTTTATTTGTCACAGTACTATAAAGAGCATCCATAAGTTCTGCTCTCAGTGTCGGTGGCAAATAATGCATATTAATACCTAAAAAGCCGCCTTTAGCTTTATTTATTGGAAAAACCAATGGATATCTATCATAATATGGTAGCGTATCTTTATGTTTTGGGTCATATCGGAACAAATACATATTGCCGACAACTTGTTTCGCTGTTTTAGATTTGGAACCAGATGTTTTTAGGATATTCTCACCAGTAATAGAACCTTCTGTGTTTAAATCCTTTGCTGAGTTTGCTTTTGTAGCTTGGTTTCGATACCATTCTCGTGCTTTTTCTGTTCGTGCTGGAACCTGACCGGCTCTAATACCTTTTGCCAAAATATCAGTAAATAATCTTGCTGCCAATTATCTTACTCCTGGTATATGTTTTTCTGTCATAATTGTAAATTGCCAACCTCTATCGGCACAAAAATTCCTTGCGGCCTTCCATTTGGCCTCGTTAACTCCATACCGTTTTACTTCGTTTAGATATCTTCTTGATACTCTGCCTGTTTTTGTAGCGTTCTTTTTTCTCGGATCTGGAGGAACACATTGACTACTTGGTTTAATCTCAATCATAATTGTTTGAGGATTCCCCAAGCCATCCCTTTTATGTACAATTACATCAGGGAAATATCTGTGTACTCTTCCATCTATCGGCGAACGATATGGAACAATCACCTCTTCAGATTGCCACCATATCACGTCACTATGTAAATCAAGCCATTTAAAAACTTTAAATTCCCATAAAGACCTATAAATAATCTTTGTTGGGTCGCCTTTATACTTAGACGGATTTTTGGGACGAAAACGTCCTTTATATGCCATAATCTAGTACCCGCTTTTGTATATAAATAATCCAATATATCCTTAAAAGATATTTATCCAATCCAACAAAAAGTATGGAAGAAACATAGGACACTAAAATGGGCCCAGGTGCAAGAACAAGTAAAGAGGCAACAAATAGACCAGAAGATGTTATAGCATCAGCGCGTCGCAAAAGACAACAATCAGCACAAATTTTAACATTTCCGGTAAAGCCTTTATCTCCGCACGGCATTCAATTTATTTTTAAGGAATATAATTTTAATGCATTTGTTGCATCACAGGAAGGTAGATATGGTAATACAAATCCTTTGGCTAAATATCAAAAAACGAATGAGAATAATAAAAAGGTTGATTTAGAATCAACTCTTACTATTGAATTGCCATTTCCGACTGCTCTTACTGACGCAACAGGCCTTACAATTTCTGGAATAGAAAGAGACTTGGTCACCGCAGCGATTGGCGATAGTTTAAGTTCAGCCTTTAAGTCATCGAAAGAAGAGGGACAGACACTTCTTAAAGGCATTGTAAATAGATTACAAGGCATAGGTTCAGATTTAGCAAATACCTATCAAACAGGCGCGGCCGGGAAAGGCGGATTTGCAGGGGGTGTGACATCAGTTGCAGGTCAAATATATGACAACTTAAATGAAACATTAAAAATTGGTATGGATAGTGCAAAATTGCTTGGTGCTTATTTAGCAAGAAATTTTCTTGGTGATATCAGTAAAACAATAGCTATGGATTCTGCATTTGCAATTAACCCGCAAGAAACTTTAGCATTTGAAGGCGTAAGTTTAAAACAATATACATTTGATTGGGATTTATATCCTAGTAATAAAGCGGACTCAGATAGAATTAAAGAATTAGTACGAAAGGTAAAGTCAAGAATTCTACCAAAAATGAGTGGTGGCGTTTTCGAGTCAGCACTTGGTGCACAATTAAAAAAGGAAGGTATCAACGTAAGAAGTGGGGCTCTAGGTAGACTTTTCTTAAGTTATCCGGATACTGTAATTATGAATTTGGTTGGAGTTGATGAATCACACTGGCCATTATTTAAACCAGCAATGTGTACTGGAATTGATATTGATTATGCTGGTGGAGGCGAAATGGTTATTGCAAAAGGTGGTGTTCCAGCTGCCATAAA